TATACAATGACTCGAAGTTGATATAGATATTAGCCGTCTGCACAATTTGCTTTCCGGCTTTATTTGTTTCAGTTAACTTATTATTGAACAGCTTATCCAAGAACAGGTATTTGATTTTAAATGAGTTGGCGTATGCATCAACGATTTCAAACATCTTGGTCACCGTCAATCGTTAGCATATCATTATCGTCGTCAGTTCCCATAAATGAATTCATATCGAATCCACCGAACTGTTTTTGTCTATCCGATATACTATCTTTTAGTTTACTAATGCTACCAAAACCCATACCTACAAGGGTATCTACAACGGTATCTACTTCTTCATTCGTTAATGAGATACCTTTACCGATGATAGGTTCATCACCTAATTTCATACTACGAATATTGATATTAGCAGGACCATCATCAAAGGATGCCCGGATGATAAATTTACCCCAATTGCTAGTATCAGATTCAGAGATATTCTCAATAATCTCTTCTACTTTAAAACGACTTGGGTCGTATGGTTTTCTTGCCATGATAGATTTGCCTCCTTTTTAATTTTCTGTGTAGGAGTAAAAAAATAATAGGCATGGACCCGAAGATCCATGCCTATTAGATTGACTGTTACCGATTAAACGTATTTAGAAGGGTCGAAGTCGCTTTGTTTGAAAGTCTTATTCGCAAATGTTTTGTGAATAATAGCTTTGAACCCTTTTCTTCTTTGGTCGTGTACGTTTAAGATATCAACGATAAAGTTACCCTGGTTCTCAGGGATATCGAAGATATAACGCATAACGATATCACAGTCTAATTTGAAACGAGCCGCATTACCATTTGGAGTAATTTGGAATTTGACTTCACGAGTAGTGAATTGTGCCAACGTTTCATTCAACTTTTTGTTGACCATGATATTACCTTGTGCTTTATCGGCTTTATTATGGAAGAGGCGATTCATAACTTGATTATAACCAGTTCCATGGCCGTAACCACGTTTGCCACCTTTCATGCGTTTACGATCTTCTTTATCGAGTCGAAGAACGATGTACACATTGAATGGGTCAATTGGGTGTTTAGGGTTAACTTGTTTACCCTTTAGCACTTGAGAGAATGCTGTGTTATATTGAGTTACACAGTATACTTTTTGATGCACGTTTTCTACACCAAGGCGTTCCAAACATAATTCAACACTACGGTTGATTTGTTTGTCAGTTACTTCATACGTAACACCCTTTGGAATCAGTGCCATGTTGTTAGCCAATAATTCATTAAAATTACGGGCTTGTTGGTCCATAACTGGACGTTGTTGATTGTTGCGGTTTTGTTGTGGGTTGGTTTGTTGACCACCTTGTTGACCGACTTGTTGATTGTTGCTCATATGTGCAACCTCCTCTAAGTGAAAAATAAAATAGTAATTAAGTCGAAAACGAATAGTTCAATTCGACTTGACTATTTGTTTACGACTTAATTAAATAATATATAGATAAATTCTTATTTAAGAATTTAACCCTAATTGAGTATCTTATGTTGCATAGCAGACATAGTGGATTGTACCTTACTTGCCCAACGAGTATCTGATGCATAGATACTATTCACAGAGGTAAGAGATGTATAGCCTCGATTGAAGTATACTTCTTTTATCATCTCACCCCAATGATCAATGCACGCTGCTTGACTAGAGAAGCCATACGCAGCTCCTTCATTACCATCATAGGCAGCAATACCAAATAAGTTATTGCGGGATCTAGCTAAATAACTAGTACCCCAACCAGACTCATGGGCTGCTACTGAGATAGCAAATAAAGCATTCACACCCCACCGTTCTTCCATTGCTTGGAAGGCTTGACCAAGACCAGCAAGGTTAGTTCCTGATAACGCTTTATCAAGTTCTTCTGCGGATAGATTGGTTGGTTGGGTGATATCATTTGTAATATTAGTTCGTTTCTCTTGGGCGACATGTCGTCCTGCTGTATAGCGAGATACGAGATGTAGATCTCGTACACTGCGAATAGACCAAATCACATCTGACTCAGGAATAAAGTATCGAGTCCCATTCAGTTCAAAAGCGATAAACTTACCTTTGAATAGATGAGTAATTCGAGTTGTTTCTACAGCAGGTAAATGGATTTTCGACGCATTACCAAACTTTTTAAACGTTTCTGTTAAGCTAACCATATTGTAGTCAGTTGGTAGTTTAGTAAATACTTCAGTGCCAGATAGATCTGTATTTTTAGGTTTAAATTGAATATAGAATGAGTTTTTAGCAATATCTTTAGGTACTTTTGCTAACCCATTCATGGATGTTAAGTATCCACGTTCACTTAGCGAGTATTTAGTTTTTTCATCAGGGATGACAGTGAATTCACCCTGTTTTAACTTGGTTTCCTTTCCATCGTTTGAAATAATGGTAACGTCTTTTGATGTTACTAGATAAATGGAGTTTGTCAAATCGACATCCTCTACATTTTCTGTCGCTAACTGCGACGTGTCCCCTTTGTCACTATTGTACTTGGATCCAGCATCTTGTACTGAAAAAGCTTTTGGGTCATTTTGGTACTCGCTCACACCAAGAATGACTGTTATAATGAGGACGAATTTGATGATTTGCATGATTGATTTCTTCAAGTCATCATCTCCTTTCTTCATTAGAACATTGTTACATACGTATTGTGCTCTAATAACAATAAAAATACAGATACAGTGAATGACACTGTATCTGTATAATATATACTTATAAGTTGAATACGTATTTGTAAGCTTGAGCTAAGTAATCTCTAAGCTTATCCGTGTTGCTAACGATGTAAAGTTTTCTATCCCAGCGATTCTTAAATAGGTAATCTGAGAACAAGAATGTTTGATCTACCTTCTGAATATGGAATAGTGTGGAACGTACCAACTGAATGAGTTCCTTATATTGAGGAAGGTTCAAATCTTCATTACGGTCAGCTAGCTTACTGGTGATGATACACATACCTAATGTAACAGCATCTTTAAGCATCGCAATATTATCATTCTCTATACCAACCTTAACATAGTCACGTAGATAGAGTGTTGGATTATCGAAATACATACAAGGATTGAATTGGATACCTAGATGGGCAGATGACATTTTAATCCCTTGAAGGAATTCATCGAGTTGTTGTACCATAGAAGGTAGGTATCCTGTAAAGTCAGTGTCGGATACAATCGTAGATTTCTTAATATCTGGATTGATATTTTGAACACTGATTAACTTATCATATCGAATATGTCTAGTGATTTGGTCAAGTAGAATGTTTCTATCACGGTCACTTTCAGGATTTAACCCACTGATTTCCCGATACTCATCTGTAATCTCAACTCTACCGTCAAACACAGAGATAAGTGGATACTTAACGATGAATATAGCTTGAGAAGCTAAGTCTACATAACACCTAGCGTAATAACATAGGCCATTACGAGAGTTATATAACCAGAATTGATTTTCTAAGTCACAAGTATCACGTTCGATATAGTATTCGATATCAGATGGTTCACTATCCATCAATAATAGGTGAGCAGCTAACACCGCATTAGCTGGGCGGTCAGTATTGATTGCTTTATAGGTATATTCATAGATAGCGTACGGTAAACCAACTGGAACCGCTAGATGTTGAATGAAACCAATTAGGGATTCTGGGAATCCTTTTGTTTGTAATGAGGGAGCTACGTTTTCGATATAGTTCTTAATATCATCTGTCATAGCAGAACCTAATAGTATGGATATGGTTTTATATTCCATATAATCGGCTGGTTGACGTAATGCATTAATAACCATTTGTACCACTTCACCATCACCCATATTACGTTCAAGAAGGTTATTGATAATATCAGCCATACCACCATTATATAATAAGGCTATGATTTTATCAGCTCGTTCTCTAGCAGACATACCAGGTGTACTGGATATCATTTTGATATAGGCTTGGTATTCGGTTGGATAATCATAATACCCTTCATATGATACCATATATGGTGTTGCTTCTAATTGAAGAGATGCTTTGTTTAACGATTCTCGTAGAATTGGATAGATTGTTGGGAATACGGATTCATCAACAGAGTCTAATCGTTGAGAGAAATCTAAGGTATCTCTCATTAAGTACTCTTTAGCTACATCATCAATCGCTAAGGAATGTTTATCTTCATCATCGATGACAGTTTGGATATTCCCATTAGCGATTAGGGTTTGTAGTTTACGGGTATCATCTAATGAATTGAATTCTTCAGTAGGAAGTTTCTTGGATAATACTTGTGTACCACCATTAGTAGCCCCAACGATTGGTTCTAATGTGCCTACATTAGAAGCTTCCATCACTTGAATAGAACCTTTTTTAGTTCCGTATTTACGAACGTCAAAGTAACGCATTAACTTACCTTTGAATTGAATGGATTCTGCTAATCCTAATTCATGTAAGCGACGTCCAATATTATTAGCAAGAGTATTCTTATACTCTTCTTCACATAAATCGAAGAAGCGAATACAACCTTCTACTTCTTCTTGTGTATACATAGGGAATCTACGTTGATTTGGTAACCCAAAGTATTCACTTGGGTACCGATAGATATCAGTAATATCAGTTATCATAGGTATAATCTCCTTATCTATAGTACAGTTTTATTTTTTGCTGTCACAAGTAATTAATGAATGTTATATATTTGTGAACCTCATAGTATAACATTTATAGATTTTTTGTAATAGGAGGTGAGGTACTAAGATGAGTAGACGACACCAAGCGAGTAAACGATTCAGAGAAAAGCGTAAACCGATGAAATCTCAATCCAATAACTCGCGAATGAATAAGGATTGTGTGTCCTCTATATTAGACTCTCAACAAGAGAAACGAAAAGCCATTACCCCATCTCATGTACAACCGGGTGATGTATTTATTATGCGAGATAATGGGTATGATGCTGAGAATAAACATAAGGAGATTCCAGATACCCAAGTCATTCGCTATGACAGACCAGTTGTTGTTATGGCAACTAGTAAAAATACAGTAAATGTATTACCATTGTCGACAAAAATTCGACCATTCGATACATTGTACCCCGTTGTTATTGAACAGGGATTAGAATCGCAAGTTATCATCTCACAAGCACTGACTGTGGACTTTGATAACTTAGCTGATTTTATCGGAACACTTAGACCGGATGTGTTCCATGATATGCGTGAAGCATTAAGTAAGTATGTATTACATGGAGCTTCTCATGTGAAGCGGACTGTACAACGATATGAGATGGATATGATACGGTATGAACCATTTGGTATCTATGTACATCAACTCACAAACGAGAGATTCATGATGTTAAAAACGAAAAAGAAAACGTTTATTAAGGTTCCCGTTGAGATATTAAAAGAGAGCGATGTCGTAGCAACGGATGTAAAAGTATTTTGTGGGTATGTGCGATTACATAAGGTGCAACTGGTATTACCAGATGAACTATGTGATGACCATAATCTATTATACATTGGAGAAGAATATCGAAAATCAATTCGCAAAAAAATTGTGGATATGATTAGTGGGTGCTTTGGTATTAAAATCAGAAATTCTATGTTAAAACCTGATTCGATCGATATTAAAGAAACCATGGCGATTGCTAAAGTTATTTCTTCTTCCGACTATATCAATGGTATTAAAGTCATTGATGATATATGTAGAAATCATGTTAAGATGTACTTAGATGACCCACAAACATTTGTAAAGAAAGCATTTAAGAAATTAACAACATTCACGTCACCAACACAGTTGATTGATGTAATAAACGAGAGGTTATTACTCATGAGTGATATGTTAGTATGTGATACTCGCGTATTACGAATTGGTGAACAAAATTTTGCTGATATATTAGAGAGAAGACTTAGTAAACACAATAAGGGTTTTATTTGTAATAACAAAGGCATTGTAACAAAATACAATAATACTGATCGCAAATACTATCTTAAAAATGTAAGATGGATTTATAAATACCATCAACGTAATAACAAAAAATAAGAAGAAGAGTATACGGATTGAACCGTATACTCTTCTTTTTGTCATTATCGAGGATCGTAAACTCCTTTGATACCAGCTTTACGATACCAGTTAGCTTTACCACGGATAACATCGCCACCACGACGATACCCTTTTTTACCATATGGGTCATATACAGGAGACTCAGGTGTTCCTAAGAATTCCAAGTCCCAACGTTCTACTGTAGATTTAGGACCATATGGTTCATGGCACCAAACGCCATCTTCATTATCCCCAGCTTCACCATGTGTCATAACACGTGCTTTATCGATAGTTAAATCGAATGCATTGGCTAATACACATACGACTTGGGACATGGTTTCAATTTGAGCCGCAGTTGGTGGTTCACTACCTAACCCATTAGGAGTTGCATCAAAGCAGCCTAATAGAGTAATAGCAATAGAACCCGTATTGCGATGCCAAGTACCATATAGGATATCATCTAAATTGACACCAGCAGGCATATAGATATCACCAGCCTTATCAATTTGGATATGATAATCATCCCAGAATTGACCATAACGACCAGCTGTCCAATGGAGATATAATTTAACATCACGACCTACGGAACGAGCTTGGTTCCAAAGGGACCAATAAACAGCCGTAGCTTTTTTCTTAAGATCAGACAACGTCACCTTTACCATGGCAGAACGAGGTAAGACTTCAGACATATATTACAACCTCCTTATGAGATACTATATAAACATTGTGATTACCACATTGTCCATGAATCGATTTTGAAAAAGGATAGAGGAAAGTCACGTAGCCGTTTGGGTTATGGAGCTACGTGACTTTCCAGCTATTGAAAAGGTTAAACTAAATAAATGACGAGTTTATTCAGCTACTAGTATGTTGATACCAAGTAATATTTTATATTATTCAGGTTTAATTTTGATCTTATTTCTACGTTCCTCTGGAGAAAGATCATCTGAACGAAGTTTATTGATCAATGCCAAGAAATCCCCATATTTCTTATTCACAACTTTGATATAGTTGTTATCTCGTTGCTTCAATAACGCATCATCTTTATACTTTTCTTTAACTTTATCTACAGCTTGGATTTTATGATGCATATTTGGATTATCCCCACCATCTTTGATTTCTACTTCTAAGCGAAGATCGGGGATATAAAAATCAGGGATATAAAAATGTTCTTCCCCGTTATATTGGTATCGATATACGTTTGGTGATGGGGCAATGATATCAGCGGATTCAAAATTAAATACCGTATCGCAGTTCAATAGAAAGTCTTTTTCATAGGAACCAACATAGGTAGTTGGTTCGCCACCATTTTCCCATTGATACTTACCAGAAATCTTTCTAGCAGCTAACATTTTCTTTTGATGTTCTGGGTCGTTAGCTAAATTATACTTATTGTAGACTCGCATCATACGTTCTTTAAAGATCTCTCTATTCTTTTGAGCACATTCTTTTCTGCCACAGAGTCTAGCATATTTGTGCGTTTTTGGATTCCAAGGGGTTCTTCGTTTACATATGACACAGACTGTATGTTTATCATGTGTTAAGTCATAATAATATTGATCAGATGGGATTCCTTCAGGAATCATATCAGAATGAGCACGTTCAATATGATCATATACCGCATCTTTACTCACGTAATTCTTACGACAAATTGGACATTTACATTTTCTAATGGTATTGAGTTTCAAGGTGTCACCTACTTTACATAATTCTAGTTATATTACTAATCAGTCGTATAATAAGTGGATAGTATGTACGAATACACACTATCCACGAGTTGATATAGGAGACTATTAGTTATATGTATATTCTTAATGGATAGTTTTTGCCGTTAACAATTACTATAGCCTTGACAAGTAAGTAGGAAGGATTGAGTTTTTTTGTTCCACTCCGAATAACAATCATTACATACAAAAACACATTCATACTAGTACAATCCTTCCTACTTAATTTTATTTTGATGTATATATTATAATAGCGATACATCAGATTATATACATAAGGAGGACAATATGATGGAACTAAAACCAGAAGTCCACATCATCACATTAGATGAAGCCACCTTATATAATACAATAGCATCATATAAAGAATCCCATGAACTACTACATTTATTCACAGATGATAAAGTACGTATAGTTCATGGGATTACACTGCATAAATATGATGGTATGTTATATCATGTGGCACATGATGACGTGACTAACCAATCACGATATCGTCTAATTGGTCCCATCGATCAACCAGACGAATCAATTATTTTTAAATTTGCTCAAATTATACTCGAGTATAATGAAGAAGAGTATGTCATTAGAGATGATTTCAAAGTAACCTCTATCTTTTATAAGAATGGTAAACGCAACGAAATCATTCACACCAACCCACAACGATATCGACTTCGTGATGATTATGTGGTAGCCTATAATCGCTGTCATGGATATTATTACAAAGATTTATGTGTGTGGAAAGACGGTAATTTTATCGGATTAGATGTCGGTAGACTCTTGAAGTTTACGAATATCATTCGCATTGAAGACGTAATCGCTATTGGAACAACGGATAGTATTCGAATGAATGAACACTATAAGGATCCAACAAACGTATTGAGTGAATTAGTATCTACCCAAGCGTTTTATGTAAAAAATAAGCTAGGGTACATCGAATTTAAGCTCAGATACGAGAATGTGAAAATAGAAGACATTCTATTCACTATTGATGATACAGCAACCAATTCAATCATTGGTACGACACCTAATCGTGTATTATTACAAACCTTCAATATCGATTACTCTATGGTAGATATTGCAGTACATGAACTTATGAACAATCGAGAGATACGTATCTACCCAGGTAATCTTCATTATAGTAATGATGAAGTTACCTTCACGATTAAATCAGAAAGTGATAGTTTTGGTTATATATTGATACTGGAAACGGTCGATATAGACTGTGTCCGTATATCTATATATAAACGAGGTGAAGGTCGTATCTATACAACCACAACTCGAAACCATAACTACAAGGATGAATTAGTACAACTACTCAACGTATAATAAAAAATTACTAGAAAACAACTCCTTAATGGAGTTATGACCATTATGTATACTATATATAAAACAGTATAGTAATATTTTAACGTAAATAACGTTGTACAACACATTTTTCCTTTAAAGGAGGACTTACAATGTCTGATGTAAAAGAATTATCTTTAGAAGAACTATTGGCATTAGAAGCTGATCTAGTTTCCGATGAAGATGTTGAAGCTACATTGGAAGCTGACGCTGCTGAAGATGGCACTGAAGTAGAAGATGCTCCTGAAGTTGAAACAGAAGATGTAAACCCAGAAGATATCCCATCTGATGACGAAGATGCTGAAGATGACGATGAAGAAGAAGACGATGATGACGACGATGATGAAGTCGAAGAATCTACTTTCGCTGCTCTTTTCTTGAATGAGTTTGCAACTCCAGATGAAATCCAAGCTATGGCTGAATCCTATGATGAAATGGCTACATTGTCTGAAAACATGGGTGTAGCTATGGAAAAAGTAATTGTGAAAATGGATAAAAAATCCCGTTTGACACACTTACAAAAAGCAGCAGTTTTCAAATTAGCTAATGCTGCTAACGATCCTAAATATCGTAAATTGTTGACTTTGTGGAAACAAGAACGTCAAATCGAAGCATACTTGAGCAAAAAATATGCTTCCAAAGCTTCTAAGATCGCTAAAGCTAAAATCAAAAACTATACCGCAACTGGTCTTAAGAAAGTTGCTGGTGACCCTAAAAAAGAAGTTGGCAAAGGTAAAATTGCTGACAAAGTGGCTGCTCGTGCAGTTGAACAAACTAAAAAATCCTTCTCTAATAAATAATAGAAGGTCTCAAGATGGTATACCGTTTGGTATACCATCTTCTTTTATCCCGTTAGTAGTCTATAATAGTCGTATGAACGATGTATTATAGGGTATTATATATTTTATTTCATTTTTCATGAAAAGGAGAACAATATCATGGAATTTTTAACAACACTTGACCCTATTCGCGTACTTAGTTATGTAGCCATCCTTGGCGTAATCGTTGTCATTGGGTTTGATATTTATGGTCGAATCCAAGCAAACAAAAAACGTAAAGAACGCGAACTTAGACGTGCCGAATTACGAGAAGAACGACTAGCAGAACGTCGTCGGCAAGAAATTCGTGATCAACATGAATGGGAAGAACGTATTCAAGAAAATCGTCGTAAAACATTGGATACAGCCCGATTGTCACGATACAGTATGATTAATCGACGTCGATAGGAGGAGATATATGGATATAATCGATCTCTTTACTACTAAAAAACGTCGGATCATTCAAGTCAAAGAACTTGAAAAAATGATTGATACCTATGGGTTAGAAACAGCATATTCGATGATGACCAATCGACAACGTAAAGCGATACGCTTGCATATTACAAGCCAATGGTTCTTTACCGATATTATGCACCCAGAAAACCCAGCGTTACCTGAATTTAAAAATAGCAGTTATTTTGCTGATCCATCATCTATGGAACCTATGTTTACACAGTATCTGTATGAGCGATATGGTTTAACGAATGATAATACGGTTTTTATTCAGGAAACATTTTTGGAATTCATTCCAAAATACATTGATATATTATACACCAGCTATCTAGGAGATTTATTACTATACTAGAGAGGGTGTTGATATGGATGTGCAACAAGGACGAAGTCGTAGACGGATAGGACGATTTGGAGAGTTTATCTTCGAATTTGTTATCTTACCGAATAGCGACAAGTTTACTTCGAAACCAGGTCCTTTCATAGAAGGGCTTAGCCATACTCGTATCATGGAATCGAACTCGACACATGTTGGATTTGTTACTATGACGCTTATATCAAATCGAGGATTTGATAAGTATGGACGAGTGACTATACCGAATCGACTCATTCATCGGTTTATGAAAGTATTCAAAGTGATGGAAAAAGCATTTGATCGTGATGATATATTCTTTACCGATGATGAAGGTAAGTTAGCAATTGATACTAACGTAGCGAATCAATTAGCGATCACAATCCCATTAGTTGATTCAAAACAATTAAAGATTAAGCACGAACTCATCTATGCTGATGATAGTGATAAACCCTATGAGGGTGTGATTATTTATCTAAATCGTCATGCTACCTACGGATATATGACGTATGATGAGTTATGTGCTTGTATCTATAATATGGATAAGGTTGATTACTTTGTATATACTGAATTGATGGTGATGGAACAACTAGAACGAGCCCTATTACGCGAACGATCCAATGAATCCATTGGACAAATGATGGACTTAGGTGCTAGGATAGATAAAATACAAGCAATCAACGAATCAGGTGAAAATAAGGAGTAATATAATGGCAGAAAAAGATACAATCAATCTCACGAAAGAGAAAATGTATATAAGTATCAATGATACACTATATACAGTACTTCCCTATATAGAGGGTGAACGGTTAGATAAGGGTGTAGCCTATATCTATAAAGATAAGGTCTATATCTACGATGGTAAAATGAACAAACATAAATACATCGAAGCAGGTCATGCCTATAAGGACGATGATGGTAAAGTTCATTTCGTTAAACCTGAAGGTGTTGAGCATGATGTAGATAATGTTGTGATGGTTAATAAGCAAGCCATGAATGAAATGGATGATGCCGACCTCAAAACATTTGATCCACGATTAGCTGAGTTGAATGAAAGCAATATCTTTGCTCCAACTATCAACCCAGAAGATGATATTCTAAAACGGGCTATTAAGACCGTATTAGGGGAAATGAAAATCGATCTTCGTTTATACAAAGATCGATTCCGTAATGAATATGACATCACTAACATGAAGTCTGCTATCAATAAACCATCCAATATGACCATTAAGTATTTGGTTAAATGGTGTGAAATATTGAACCTAGATTTATCAGTGAATGTTAAGTTCAAAGATGCTAATGGGGAAGACGCTGAAATTAGTGTAAACCTCAAATAATCAAATATATATTATCATGGTAATAATAGACGTATAGCATATTCGCTATACGTCTTATCTTTTTCAATTAAGGAGGAAATGAAAATGAAAA